AGTGTACGGTTTACCTTCTCGTAAAGTACACGTGAGAAGCTTGTTGCCAGTAGGTACAATCTCTCAAGGTTTATTCACTTTCCCTAAGGAAACTGGTGGTGAAGGCGACCCAGCTGCTCAAACTCAAGGTAGCACTAAAGCTCAAGTTGATTTTGATATCACAATGACTAATGCTCCTGCACAAGTTATCGCTGGTTACGTTAAAATCTCTCGTCAAATGTTAGATGACGTTCCTGCTATGACTTCTTTCTTACAACAAAGATTGTTAGAGAAGTATTTAGTAGCTGAAGATGCTCAGTTATTGTTCGGTTCTGGTACTGGTGTTAACTTACAAGGTTTGACTGGAGTAGCTTCTGCTTTCTCTGGTGCTGCAACTGTTGACGTTGAGCAATTAGTACAAGCTATCGCACAAGTTGAAGCTTCTAACTACAGTGCAACTGGTATCTTGATTAACCCTACAGATTGGGCTAGCATCATCAATACTAAGAACACTAACAGTGCTTACTCTTTACCAGGTTCTACAGTTGTTACAACTGATGGTCAATTATCAATCGCTGGTATTCCAGTATTCAAGTCTACAGCTATCACTGCTGATAAGTTCTTGGTTGGTGACTGGTCTATGGGTGCTCAAATCATGCAAAGAGATGGTATCTCAGTTCAGTTCTCTGAATTTGACGGTAACAACTTCGTTGAGAACATGATTACTGTAAGAGTTGAAGCTCGTATTGCGTTCCCAATCTACTACTCTGGTGCATTCGTGTACGGAGATTTCGGTAACGTAGCTTAATATTAGATTATTCTAAAATATAGGGGTAGCCAAAAGCTGCCCCTTTTTTATGTCTACTATATTTTAGTTATTTTTGTACAAATAGTTCATAATGCAAATTATAAGAGATGTCACAACTACGGTAGAACCAGCTTCAGAACCAATCACTTTGGCTCAAGCTAAAAACTACCTAAAAGTTGACTTTGATGATGACAATGACTTAATCACTAGCCTAATTACATCTGCAAGGATTAGACTTGAGAAATACGCTGGTGTAGCTATGAGTGCAAGAACTTTGCAGGTTGTAGCTTATGTAGACGAGTTTATTGAGCTTCCTTATGCTCCTTTGAATAACATTACTAAGGTAGAATATTGGGATAATGGCAGTTGGGTTGAAATGTCATTAGGAGAGTATTACATACTAGGAACTACTTATAAGAAAATCTATATGGTTGCTAATAATCGTATGGAATATAGGTTCACTTATACTTGTGGTTACAGTACAGTTCCACAGCCAATGATTACTGCCCTTTATAAGCTAATTGCAGACCTATACGACTACAGAGAATCATCTGTTGAGGATAGTAAGCCAAACAGCAATATAACGTCAGCATACGAGCTTATAAAGCCATATAAACGCATAAGCATATTCTTATAATGATAGGCAAATTCCATAATAGAATTACATTCAAAAGCAAGACTTCTGTATCAGATGGTGCAGGTGGTTTTGTGAATACACTTGCAGACTACTATACTTGTTGGGCTGAGATATATAGAGACTCAGAAAGTAAAACAGATATTGCAGGTAAAGATAATTTAGCTAACGACATCACATTTAGAATTAGATATACAGAATCAAAAGTAATTGATAATAAGCTAGTTATATCATATAAAAGTAAATTATATATGATTAATTCAGTTATAAATCAATACGATGATAATAAGTTTTATCTAGTTGGATGCTCAACTCTTAAGTAATGGCAAGATTTGAAATGAAGGTATTTGGCAAGGATAAGATTCAGAAAATGTTTGCTGAAGCTCCTGCTAAAATGACTAAAGAGGCTGCTAATATTATATACGAAACTGCTGTAGAGATTGAGAATAAGGCTAAAAGTCGTGTAGCAGTAGATACTGGTGCATTGAGAAGCTCAATAAGGGCATCTAAGCTTTCTAATGGGACATCTATGGTTAAGGCTGGTTTATCTAATGTAAGCAATATTAAAGGTCATTTAATAAACTATGCAGCATTTGTGGAGTTTGGAACTGGTAAGCAGCCAGTATTTTCTTATAAAAGACTAGATAATGCAGCTTTAGAGATTTATGCTGGTGAATTTAAGGGCAAAGGATTAAGAAAAGTATTAAGAAGTCCTGGACCTTATTTATTTAATTCAGCAGACGAGTTACTTGGGAAAATGGTAGAAAGGATAAAGAAGATTAGAATATAAATATATTTCGCTAAATTTGTACAAAATCAAAACTATGAATATGGCTTATGTATATCGTCACATAAGATTAGATAAAAATGAGCCATTTTATATTGGGATTGGAACAGATAAAAATTTTACAAGAGCAAAAGAAAAAACTAGAAGAAACCAAATTTGGAATAAAATAGTATCTAAAACACAATATGAAATAGAAATACTGTTTGAAAATATAGATATAAATGAAGCTAAAAGAAAAGAAATAGAGTTTATATCTTTGTATGGTAGAAAAAACTTAGGAACTGGAATACTGGCTAATATGACTAACGGAGGAGAAGGAACACTTGGAAGAATTTTTAAGCATTCTAAAGAGACAAGAGATAAGATAAGCCAATTTAAAATTGGTAAAATATCTCCAAGAAAAGGGGTAAAATTATCTGAAGAGACTAAGTCTAAAATGAGTCAATCTAAAAAAGGCAAAAGCTGGGATGAAATATATGGGAAAGAATATGCTGAAATAAAAAGAAATAAATTAATTAATAAACATAAAAACCAAAACTAATGAACATATTACTTAACGAAGAGCAGGTAAAACAATTAGATGCGTATTTCCAAGAGATGCCAACTAAATACGGTTTGCCTTTAATCCAGTTCTTATCAAAACTTGCTCAGGAGCAAAATCCAGAGGAAGTAAAAGTTGAAGAAGAAGCTTAATGAAAGATTGTGGTTATGCTATACGAAAGGCTTATGTAGATAAGTTAACTTCAGAGAGTTACTCTCTAGGAGTTTACGATACTATTGCACCTGATGACGTAGAACCGCCATTTTTGATTATTAGTAGCCAAACGTCTGCCGAGAATAGTGACAAACAGAGTTATAGCTTTGATGTGACTATTCAGTTTGATGTTATCTACAAAACAAATAAGTCAGGAGAAGTAGGGCAGAAATCTGTTGATACTTGGACTAATGAATTGCTAGAAATCATTGGTGTAAATGTAGCAGATTATCCTAGTGCTGCTCCAGACTTTAAAATAGTTACTCGTAAGGTTGGCACAAACTTCGCTACATTTGATTATGTAGATGAAGCTTATGTTTTCAGAAGAGTAATAACAATGGAACATTTTGTGAATCAAATATTATAAAAAAAGTAAAATAAAATAAAATGGCAACAACAGGTGTATTTAATGGTACTTCATTAGTTGTATTAGTAGGAACAGAAGTAATTGCTCACGCAACTTCTTGTACTTTATCAGTAAGTGCTGACTTACCAGATGCAACAACAAAACAAAGCGGTGGATGGGCTGAAGAAATCGCAGGATTGCGTTCTTGGTCTTTAACTACTGATGGTTTAGCTACAGTAGAACCTACTGGAACTGGTTATGTTGTAGGTGATTTGTTTTCTGCATTAAATGGTAGAACTAAAGTAACAGTTAAGTTCACTACAGTTAATGGTTCAACTCCAATTACTGGTGATTTATATTGGACTGGTGATGCTTTCTTAGAAAGTTTAGATATTACAGCTGATATGGAGTCTCCAGTTACTTACTCTGCTTCATTTACTGGAACTGGCGAATTGACTCAGGGAACTAACTAATAACAAACCAAAACCAAATATATGAGAGGACATTACGAACTGAAGCTATCTTCAGGCGATAAAATACAGCTGCAATTTTGTACATGGTCTTTAAAAAGATTCTGTAAGTTGCAAGGTATTGGACCGTCAGAGATAGGAGATGCTTTAAATGGAGCAGACTCATTAGAGGCTATTTCTAATTTATTGAGAGCAGCAGCTGAATATCCATTATATAAACAA